CCTCTGCTTCTTTATCTTCGATTTCAAGCCGTTTCTTGGCAATCTCAACCATTCGCTGTTGTGCCGCCTCGGCTTCCGCTGACTGCTTGGAGATTTCAATCTGCTTACGGATAGCGTCCGTAGTCATGTTGATCGTGCCCGTTGCTTTATCATAAACGAGGTTTAGGCCATCAATACGTGAGTTGAGGATTTCAGCAGCCGAAGCAAGCTCTTTCTTCTGAGCTGCAGTCTTATTCTCGACTGCATTTAGTTCATCGATCTTTCTGACCAGTCGCTCGTTATCTTCTGCTGTAGCTTTGATTTCGTTTCTGCGATCTTTGTAGGATTCGTTGCCTTTGCTCACACTATCGTGCAAGTCGTCAATGGAACGTTTGAATTCTTCGTTCTCAGCCTTGGCTTTCTTTACTTCCTCGCTTTCCTGTGTCAACCATGACACCAGACCAGCGATAGCACCAACAACCAGAAATACTCCACCAGATGAAAGAGAAGCCAAAGCCCCAGCTAGTCCGGTAGTGGCCCCTTGTGCTATTAGAGATGTGCTGGTTAAGGATACAAGGGAAGTGATAAGCGTACCAATTAGGCTACCGATACCCTTGATAATGGACAACCCCAGCATCGCTCCTTTAAAGAGCAGTACTGCACCTACGACACCAGCAAATACCGAGATAAGCGGGTCTAATACAGGTTTAAGGAAGCCCAATACACTCACTAGTGATTTAACAACTGGAGTGGCACCACGAATGACACCAATAATGATATTAAAGGTGTTATTAATTGCGTCTTTGATACTATCCAAGTGCTTGGCAATACTCTTACCAGTGACAGCCTTGCTCAAGTTGTCAAACTCAGTAATGATATTTGCTATACCTTTTGCCACGGCCAAGATAATATTATTAAATGATGTCTTGATCCCCTCAGAGTTTTTCTTCGCCATTTCAGCAAAGCCGTTAACTCCTTTATTCAGCTCAACCAGACGCTTACTAAAATCACTAAAAGTTATCTTGCCGTCTTGTAAAGCCTTGTAGAGGTCATTCTGTGCCGATGCCCCAGCATAACCAAAAGATTCTGCTGTCTTTTGCAAGGCGTAAGACATGGTTTCTTGCAAAGTCTTCCAGGATTGCAAGTCGACCTTACCAGATGATAACATCTGGGTGTACTGCGTTAAACCACGGCTAGCCTCTTCAGTAGATGCTCCCGATGCAAGAAAGGCATTATTTAGGGCGATTGTCAACTTCGTAGACTGTTTAAGGTTACCAGTCATTGAGGTTAGCTTTTGAGTTGTAGCTACGACCGTATCAAGAGAAGTTGGTAAGCCCTCGATACCCTCGGCAAGTAGCTTGGTAGATGCTGCCACATCTTTAGAAGAATGTCCCAGCGATTTCATAACTTTCGGGAACCGCTGCAAGGTATCAAACCGGTCAATAGCCTTATCCATTGACTGACTGACAAGATTCATTGCAGAGCTGACAGCTTTAAATGCTACCGCACCGACTGAGAAGTTCTTGATCGCGTCTTTGATCTTCTCAAAGCCTTTAGCGCCTTGGCCAGCCTTGTCACCGCCAGCCTTGGCATCTTCACCAGCTTTTTTAAACCCAGCACCGCCCCCTTTGGCTTCCTCGCCAGAGGCTTTTACCTTATGTCCGGCTTGTTTAAAACCTTCACCGCCAGAACTAGCCTCATTGCTAGCTGACTTGATTTTGTTTGATGCTTGTTTAAAACCGTCGCCAGACCGCTGGGCAAGATCAGAGCTTTCTTTTACTTTCTCCCCGGCTTGTTTAAAACCAGATCCAGATCGTCCAGCTAGTTCGGAGCTTTCCTTGATCTTTTCGCCAGCTCTTTTAAAACCATTCCCAGAGTTGGAAGCGACTTCTGAACTTTCTTTGATCTTCTCACCAGCCCGACGAAAGCCGTTACTAGAGGTTTCTGATAGCTTTGCACCCTCGGCCATACGGTCACCGGCACGTTTAAAACCTTGTCCAGCTCTTAGAGCTTTATCACCAGTAGCCTGGATACCGTCTCCGGCGCTTTTGACTCCCTGGCCCGATCTGCGGGCTTCGGTTTCTAAACGTTTCAAGTCGTTTGCTAGCTCTGAAAGTTTCTTGCCATTGACCTGAACGTCAATTACGATTTTTCCATCTGCCATTATTCATCTCCCTCCTTTCCGTCTAATCTGTATTTATTTTGTAGCCGGCGCATTTTAGATTTATACTCGCTACTATCATGCTTCGAGGGCTTCCAAGACCGTATCTCTACTAATCGAGATACAGCCGTTCCCTCTGGCATACCATTCAATAGCGCGATAAATTCGGGCCATGTAAGCCGGCCTTGTGCTTCAAAGAGGTTGATGTTATACGCTTGCACAAAGCTAGCATATATTTCCTGCGCGTCTACTTCAAAATCAATCAAACGTGTATCATCTTCTTCGTCCTTGGCTATCGGCATAGGGTTGCCGTGCCGGTCATAAACCACGCGCTCTTTTTTAGTTTTTAAAAAATGCTCGTCGATATATTCCCACACGGCCACTATATCCTCTGGATTGTCCAAGGCTTCGTCTGTCATCATTAAAACCGCTGTACGCATCTTCTCGAGATTGTTCATAACTCCATTGTCAAACATCTCAAAGACATCAAGCACCAGATCAAAGGAGCAGTCCACCTCATAGGTGCGCCCGTTTAATTCAAAGGAGTTCTGTATAGGCTCATTTAATTTCATGAGCATTCCTCCTTGTTATTTTTTGCTGGTTTTTTTGGTTTTCTTCGCTTTTGCTTTTTTAACAAATGATTCAGCAACCGCGCCTGATGCTTTGGCCCGTTCTTGTCCCATACGGTCAAGTTCAGCGCCCAGCAAAGTATCTACCTCATCAAATGCATGATCCAAAGCGTCAAGGTCTGGATAACGTTCATAGAGTTTGGCAAAGGTACCGTCCCCGAATAGCACATCGTACTTGATCTCCGTCATTTTCTTCTGCATTTCAAAGGCTTCGTCAATGACTCGCTTGTTAATAACTCCTTCTTTAAGATCGTCAAACTCCCCATTATTAGACCGATCAATAAGCTCTAACTGATACTTGTTAAAGCGTTCCGTGATATCTTCCTGGAGCGTTGCGAGGCGTGAGATATTCTCTAGTGATGTATCGAATTGGAGTTCGATTTCTCCGATTTTAATGGGAATGTGATTGCGTTTTAGTTCGATTGAAATAGACATGATTTCCTCCTTTATGCACAAAAAAGAGCGTCCCAAAATGGAACGCTTTTACTTTCTAGCTATTAGCCTACGACTGCAGTAGTCTTAGGAAGTGAGTTGTAAGAAATCTTACAAGAGAACTCCTCATAGTTAGCAGCAGCCCCAGAGCCGGCCTTGATTGCTGACACGGTAGCAATTCCGACGTGTTGGTTCTTACCGTCAGAATCTACAACTTTGTGCCATACAAGGCGGTCGTTACCTAGTTTGTACTTCAAACCAGCGATAAGAGCCATTGCTTCATCTTCTTTGTCGTAGGTACCCTTGAATGTGTATGATCCTTTTACAGATGTAACTGTTGTTTCTTCTGTACCGTCTCCGTCGTAGTAAGCGACTGATGTAGTAGCTTCATCTGTATCGTCGTCCACATCTTCGATCCATTTTGCAAGCTCTTTATAAGCTGTTTTGTCTGGTTCAGTCTTTGGATCAGTGACTGGTGCGATAAAATGCCCGCGTAGGGCGTTCTTTTGACGTGCCATATATTACACTCCTTTGTTATTCAAAATTGTTAGGTTTGCAGTGATATCCTGCAGGTAAATATAAAAACCCTGCTCGTCCCGTTCGTTTAAGGACGGCTGGGTAGTTGTTAAGTTATTAAAAATATATGAGTTGTTTTGACTCGGTAAGACCAGATCAAATTCAGATAATGCCTTATTAATTTCCCAAAGACACTCGCTAGCTGTTACCTGGTTCTTAACCTTGACTGCGATTTCAAAGATTAGAGTAACGTCCCTTGAGCCGTCCATATATACACGCTCAACCTTACCGCCTGGAAGCGGGTATAGGACCAAAGAGTCCAGCTCGCTTAGAAAGTCAAGCTCACAAGCAAGCGGTAGACCGAGGGTGTTGATAAAATCGCGCAAAACAACGTTAAAGTCATTGTTACTTTTCATTTATTAAACCCCATTGCTTTCAATCCGACTTCTGCCCACTTGTTTCCGTGGTTAGCTGAGGCCTTTAAGTCCCAGCGTTTACCAGTTCCAGGAGTGGTATACTTCCCAAAGCTAAAACTGCGGTACTTGTTATAAGCACCACCGTAAAACTGGGCGCGTGCGTATGGTGTGTTGTAGATAATCTGTGAGCCATTGCCTGCCACATGACCGCTAGATCGTAGCGGGCCATGCAATAACGGCACATAAGGCTCCATATCTAACAAGGCTTGGTTAGCAATCTCTAACTGTGCTTTTCGCTCAGACGCTTGTGATACTTTCTTAGTAGCTCCGCTCAAATCAATCGTGACGTTGATCCCCATTACATCACCTCGATTTCATAACAAAAGACTTTGCGATTGAATGGCTCGTAAACAGGTACAATCTTGTTTACGATGTATTCATCATCGCCGTCCTTTACAATCGAGTTTCTAAATGACGAATCAAGCTCCACGTTGCAATAGCGAGGATATACAAAGATAACACCAGGCGCTCTAAATGACGGGTTTTTTTGTCCTGACGGGTTGTTGACTGACCCAGGGCCGTCAAAGTTACGGTCGAAGCGTACTGGGCTTAAAAGAATAGGGTAGGAGAATTCTTCTTTCCCCCACCCGTCTTTTTTGCCCGTAGGTTTTGAGATCGTCACCGAATCGACAAGTGTCCGTTTATCAATAACGACCATAATCCACCCCGCTATACAGAAAACCAGCCGATTTAAGAGTGTTAAAAGCATCAAGGGATAGATTATACCCGGACGCTGTTTCAGACGCTCTAGAGCCGTTATTTGAGCTGTATGATACCGATGTACGTCCTAGTGTGGTACTTGATATTGTCTGCTTATCCTCGGCTGTCAAAATGCCCGTACTATCCAGGTACTGGATCTGGTATGCTGTGGCTAGTTTAACTGCCTTTTTGCGTGTCTTATGGTCAGTGTCAAAATCATGGAAGTCATAATAGTGACGGATAAAGAGATCAATAGCAAGCTCCGCACGTTTAAGTAACGATTCAAACTCGCTTGTACTGTCAAAACCTAACTCACGATATTCTTCATGCGTTAAGTATGCCATGATACCTCCTATTCAGAGATAACCTCTTGGGCCACGGGTCCGCTATCAGAAACAATCTCCAACCATTCCTCACCAAAGGCGAAGCTTGTCTTTTGGTTGATTTCTTCTGCTTCTGCAGTCGTTAACTCGTAGACCGTGCCCTCGTCAAAGTTTTGGTCTGTTGATTCGATCAAAAAGTTACAAGTAGCTTTATATTTCGCCATTCGTTACTCCTTGATCTCGTAACCGCTAGTCAAAAAAGCAGATACCAGATTGGGATCAGTAATGGTAAAGGTTACATCGTCCTTTACCAAAACCGTTACAGCCTGTTCAGTCACCGCTTCTGTTTTAGTTGTTTTTGTTTCTTCTGCCATTCGCTACTCCTTACGCAGTTTTATGTACGTAGATCGCTTTCTTCTTGCTGTCAAGGACAAAGGCATCGTAACGAATACGACCTTCTACAAGGTAGCCATTGATTCCTGGTGGGTTATCGTGGATCTTGTAGTCTTCCAATTTAACAGGGGAAGTGGTTGCGATAGGGTGCGCAATAACAAACGCTACGTTCTCTGGCAAGCGTGAAGTAGGTGTCAAGATAACTGGCAAGCCGTCGATAGCTCCCACTTGACCCTTGAACGCTACCTCTTGACCGAGGTCAGAGTTTTTAACAAATGATGGATCAAGTTTAATGAGTTTATAAAACTCTGGAGATACGTGTAGTTTGCGTCCTTCTTCCGGTACAAGCGCATCAGTCAATTTAACTTGACCGTCAAGCACTGCTTCATAAGCGTTGTTTTTAGTAACAGCGCCAGTTTTAACGTGGTCAGTGTCAGCACCAGCAACGACTTTACCAAAGCGGTACTTATCAACTTCCGGGATAACCACTTCTGAAAGTTGACGGGCAAGGGCTTTCCCTGCTTCCATTGTTCCGTTTGTGTCTTGCACTGAGCGTTTGTCGATTGTGAACGTGAATGAACGGTCTTTAGTAAGTGTCAACGTTTGGGCGTTGTTTTCCAATTCGGCAGCCGTACCGTAACGAGTGTTACCAGTAAGGGCGTAGTCGTTCATTGCTGTTGTTGGAATTGAGTAAACTTTAACAGTATCTACACCAGTAAAATCAAAGTCCTGGTTGACAATACCAGTTGAGAGGGCTTCTTTGGCGAAGCGCTCATCTACTTTTGCATCAAATTTTGCTGCATAGTTAATAGTCATATAGGTCTATCCTACTTTCTTTTATTTTAAATGCTGTCAAAGCCAGCAAATAGAGCTTGTTCTTCCGGGCTGAGGTCACTATCGCCACCAGCGGACGGATTGCCACCAAGCGCGAACTTTGGCTGTGGTTCCTGTGGTTCTTCCTTTGTTACAAAAAGGTAAGGGCTTGATTCTTTCAGACCGTTGATAGTTTCTTCTAGTTTTGGCTTGCCATCTTCAGTAAGCTCGATCTTATCAAGATCAATAAACTTCATTAGGTCCTCGGAGTTATGCGCTCCCACGTCTTTCAAAGCTAAAGCAACCGCGTTGGTTTTCTTAACTTGTGCAAGGTTCGCTTCACTATCGGTCTTATAGCTTTCAAATTGAGCCTGTAAATTTTCCAGTTGTTTTTTGGCTTCTTCACTAGCTCCCTCTTTAGCTTGTAAGTCCTTGATAGCTTGGTCCCGTTGCTCAAGTTGTGTTTTTAAGCTGTCGTTTTCTGCTTGCACCTCAGACTTGGCCTCTTTGATTGCTGACCCGTACGCTGCCATAATGCGCTCAATAGTGTCCTTGTCCTCAATACCTGCATCAACTAACATCTCACGTTTTAAACTCATGTTTAAAACTCCTTTCTGTTTTACGTCCAGTAGACGATTTTGACGGTTTACGTCCGTCAACGAAAGCGCCCAGCGGGTAACGATCCCGCGAATAGGTCAGAAAAAAGGAGGAAATCACCTATCCATCCAGAAAGGGCGCAAAATAAAAAGGCTATAAAAGCCTTTATTCTTTGTTTGGTTCGAAATACCTTTCCCGTGAGTAGTCACGATGCAAGAAAGGCTTGTCCGCAATATAATCTCGCAAGGTTGCTTGCTGGTCTCTGATTTTAGTTTTAAACTTGCTGATAAGTTCCTGGTCGCCCAGCTTCTCGGCTACGTGTAACTTTTCCTTAGACTTACGAATAGCTCGCTCGTATGCCCTTTGTTTAGATTGGGCATTAGCATTTTTTATAGCTTCTTCTTGTGTGATGTTCTTAACATCTGGGCCTAGCTCTGGGAGTTCGTTGATACCTGGTACAAACGGGGTCAGCATGTGCCCGCAGTTGATACCCAAACAGCCTCCTGGTGTACCTAAACCATGATCCGCAAGCGATAGAATACTAATACCGTGTTCTTCTCTTGCCGGTCCATAGGTTACTATACGATGCTGTAAAGGAGCGCAAGCCTCGCGGGCCGTAGCCTTTTTAGAATAATAAAAGGTATCAACACCCAGCTCGTCCGCTGGCATCGTCCGCATTTCCCGATAGCTACGCATGACTGTAGTTTTAATAACAGTTCTAGCGTAGTTGTCCACTTTCCAGTAGTGCCCACCACGGTCAATAAAACCCTTAAAACCTATCTCTTGCCATTTCATCACGGTTTGAGATACAGCCTTGTCATGTGTGACTAGTCCGACCACTTGACGGGCTACAACTTCCTGGACCATTTGACGGTAGACATCTGTAACGATGCCAGGGAGCGTGGTATTAATCAAGTTACTGATATCACCGTGTGACTGTTCAAAATAACCTGCCAGCAACTCCTGCGCGTGCTTAGAATTGCCAAAATCACCACCTCCGAGGTCGTCTATGAGCTGTTCTTTAGTAGTCTGATAGATTTTAAAACCTTCATCTTCAATGACCTTACGGAGCTGTTCACGGCCTATTTTAGAGTAGCGCGCGATTGTGTCCAGGTTCTGCTCATTTAGCATGTGCATCTGGCTCATTCGCTCTAACTGCCAGATGTACGGGTTATCATCCAAAGACTCAGCACCGCGCTCCAACAACCTGTCAATAACCTCGTCGAATAGGTCACGCGCCATTTGATGATAGATATCACCGACTTGTGAGGCGCGCAATTCTAGTTGTTCCTCGTTAAATAATACCGGGTACTTGTTACGCGCCATCTACTCACTCTCCATAAATATCAACTTCGCTGGTGCTACGCTCTAGCTCCATGCTTTCTGCTGTTTCCTTTTTGATGTCCGCAAGCATTTGTTTAGCTTCCTGGTCTGACAAGCCCAGAGCTTTGGAAATAGCGTATTGCTTGCTGACAAGGCCACTTAGCAAGGCTTTAGCGTAGTAGTCCAGCTCGTTATTCTTGTCAACAAAGACACCATCATCAAGGTTAACCGTGATGTCGTCCATCTCTGGAATAGGCCCGCTATACAAGCCGTACAGCTTCCCAATCTCACAAATAGAGATCACAAGCTCTTTGATAGACTGATCTACAAGGCTCACGATGCTGTTTCTTAACTGGTATGTGTCAGAGTTTTCAGATACAACCTCGGTCGCAGTCTTCATACTCTTACCATCAAACGTAAACATACCAGGCGATACTCCAACCTGCATTTCAAAGAGCGCAAGGCCCTCGTTGATAGCTTTGATATAGTCGTCTGATCTGATAGGAGTAGTAAGGTCTGTGATGTTGATAGGTGTATCTTTGCCACCGTCTATCTGCTCATAGACGTTTTGCTCTGGATCAAATTCGCGCGTGACTAAATCAGTGTCTCCGTGATGGTCAAACCCAATCCGGACAGTTTGGTCTGGCACTAATACGCGTCGTTGGCCCATTCGTACTTCCCATTTAAACTCATCATACGTTGTATTGATAAAGTCAATAGTACTCTTGGCATTATCAAAGATAGACAAACCCAAAGGGCTGTTAATATCTTTGTTATTCATTCCAGGGGGCTTTAGGTAAGTAAATAAAGGACGTGTGAGCCCGTCAAGCGTTACTTCTTCCTCAAGGTCCTCATAGATCTCGGATAACGGTACACGGTCACCAACGCGCTCCCTTTCGCTGGAACGATACAGTTCGTTAGTGATTGTGTATTTCTTGTCCTTGGTCCATTCGTGCAATTCGACCAAAGTATAGTAGATTGTTTCCTTGCCCACAGTCTTTTGACTCTTATTGATGATGGCTGCAGAAGATACGTCCTGCGTGTTAGACTGTAACGGGTAAAATACAGGGGCTTGAACGAATGAAATCTTGATCTTATCATCGTCAACGTATGGACGCATAGCAAGACCACCCAAGGCCAAACAGCTCTCAAGGTAACGCTCAAAGTTCTTGTTAAACCGATCATTCAGTAAAACCGTTTGAATGAACTCGTTTGTTGTTCCATTCGCAACGCTTATCTCTGCCTGCTCGTTAAATACAAGGCTGGCAATCTTCTTACAAGCCGTGCGAGCAATAGGCAAGTGATTTCGTGCCCGCTGTTTATCCACTCGATTAGAATTGCGATAACGGATAGGGTCCCACTTACTTTGATAGTATTTCAGGTTCTTTTGAATACGATCGTATTCGTCCTTGTTAATTGCGATTTTAGGATGCTCTGTTATATTGCCTAATGATTGGCTTGTCATTGCATATTTACCCCTTTTAAATATATTTCTTAGTGATTGTAAGATACTCATTTCAAACCTTTCTCTAGGCTTTTAATCTTAGTAATTGTGCATTGTCAACGATCATATACTGGAACGCGTCGCAAGTGTGATCGTCCTCTTTAATAACTTTCGGGTCGTCGTCTTTAACAGTTTTCTCGTCCCACTGATAACGCTTGTGCTCCTCAATAAAATACTTGAGGTTGTTTTCTGTTGGGAAATAATAAAAACGACCATTCGCAAGTAGCGACTGGACGTATTCTGTCATTATTATTTTCTTCTTCTTTGCTACTGGGTGCCAGCGAATGCCAAAGTCTTCTAAATACTGGTTTCTCAATGCTCCTTCTGCACTATCTATCGTCATTTCAATGACTGGTACGTTTGGATATTTCTGCGTCTGTTTAATAACAAAGTCATGTAGCTCCTTAGACAAAACGCTCGGAGCTTTCTTCTTAACCTTGCCAGCCGGGCTGTAGTAGTAGTTATCCACAAGATAGAGATTGGATCTATTAGTCACAACCGCGTGTAAGCAAGTAGTTGCTGATTGCTGGTGCCCTGTATCGGCTGCAAACAACTGCCCGATAACACGTTCACCGTCCGGTATCTTATCCGCGCGTTTAAACAGATCCATGTTATACACGTTTGTACCAAGGCCAACCGGCTCACCCAGGTATAAATACCTGTAGTAGTCGTAGTCGTTGGTCTTGATACGCTCTATCTCGTCCAGCATTTGCTCGGTTACAAACCCCAGCTCATCATCAAGATAGCTGGACTCATGTATTAAATACTTGTCCGCTGTCCTTAACGAATCGACCCACTCATTAATCCAGTTGTAAGGGTTGCGCGGTGGGTTATACGACCAGAAGAATTGCACGAATGGATAGTCTGGGTGCTTCTGACGCATGAATGTACTGTTTGATTGGTCGAACTCTTCTGAATCAGCAAATTCTGCTGCTTCCTCGTACCACACAGCAATAACCTTTCCGACCTCATTAGATTTCAGCTTCTGGAAATCGTCCTGGCCGTAGAAGTGGAACGTCGAACCCGTCCGTCTATGTACGATCTTATAAGGGCTTTTAGTCCGTTTGAACTGATTAGCCATGCCAAACTTATCAAGCGCCCAGATTATCTTCTTGTAGACACTATCAAAGATTGTGTTACCAACTTTCCGGACAATAATAATCTCTACGCACTGCCCCAGCGTTATCGCTCGAATCATCTTAAAGACAAGCAATAGAGCAATGACTGAAGACTTGAAAGAGTTACGGCCACCTTTTAAAACGTTGTAAGGCTTTGCTGACCGCCAGACTTTGTAAAACTTAGAATTGATCTCTTCACTTAGCTTTATAGTTGGCTTAGTCGTTCGGGATATCGTCGATGATGAGGATTGACTCATCAGCACCACCTCCCGCTTCATCTAATGCTTGGGCCTTACGTTTGTTTTCAAGCTCAAGGGCCTTGATACGTGCTTTCTGTTCTTTCTTATCAAGCGTATCCTTGGCACCTTCGCTGTTTACTATTTTAGATATTAACTCCATGTGGCGCGAGCTACCTTTTAGGGCTTTTTGCATTGCTACCAAAAGGAGAGCTGACTCGTAATCGTCTTCAAAACCCATATCCTGTAGTACTCTAGAGAGCTGAGGATTTGAAACTTTGGAAACAAGTAGAGCTTCAAGCGTCTTTTTCATGTTCGCTTTTCTTTTGCGAGTTTTTCCGGAGGCGATACCACCTTTTCTCTGTATTTCCCTCTGTTCTTTCTCTGTTCGTTCATTAAAAGGGATCAAGTTTTCCTCATTAGCCATCGCCTCACTTCCTTTTCAAATAGTATTCTTAATTCAACTTAACAGCCGTCTGTCCTGTGTGCTCTTCCCAGCGTTGAATTGTTGCATCCACATATCGTGGATCTAACTCCATGCCAAAATAGGTCCGTCCTAAATCCTCACAAACAATCATAGTCGATCCGGAGCCATTAAAGCTATCTAACACATTCCAGCCTTTCTTGCTAGAGTTCCGAACCAGCCGTTCAATCAGTTTCAACGGCTTCATGGTAGGGTGCAAGCCATTTCTTGTCGGTTTATTCTCGTTGATGATAGTGGTTGGTGAGTTGGCCTGCATACGTTCAATGTACTCGACAAGCTCTGCCTTCGTCATCTTGTTCAAATCTTCCACGTCTTCAATGATAGTTGTTAGGGACCGGTCATTCACAAAGTAGTGTGCCGCCCCCTCTTTCCAGCCATACAGGCAAGGTTCATGCTTCCATTGGTAATCTTGACGGCCCAAAACCAGGGTGTTTTTATTCCAGATTAAACATTGTCGTACTGTCCAACCAATATCAGAGCAAGCACCTCTAAAATTGTAACCTTCTGAATCTGCGTGCCAGATATAAAATGCCCCACCTTCGCGTAGAACTGTGTCTGCAGCAAAGAACGCGTCTCTCAAAAACTTTCTAAATGACTCATTATCCATACTGTCATTCATGATTGTGAGAGCTTCCTCGGTTCCACCTTCATAGGCTACGTTATACGGCGGGTCAGTAACAATCAAGTCAATCTGTTGTCCGTCTACCAATTTAGCAAGCTGTTCTGGATCAGTGGAGTCACCACACATGAGACGGTGCCGTCCAAGCTGATAGATATCGCCCAGCTTCGCGATTGGCTCTTTAGTTTCTTCTACTTCGAAATCATCCTCTTCAACTTCGGACTCTGGCTCGTAGTAATCAAAACCGAAATCTTCCATGTCAATGTTCACAATACTTTCAAGCTCTGAGTTTAAAAGTTCAATGTCAAATCCAGAGTTCATGGTCAATTTGTTGTGAGCAAGGATGTAAGCTCGTTTCTGCTCATCATCCATGTGAGATAGACGAATAACTTCAACCTCATCATAGCCTAACTCTTGCAAGGCCTTATAGCGTCCATGGCCCTCAATGATAACATTGTTCTTGTCAATTGCTATCGGGTCGTTATTTCCAAACTCCTGGATTGATTTCTTAATTTGTTCAATCTGTTCGCGAGGGTGTAGCTTCGCGTTGTTTTCATATTCGGTTATCTCCGAAATATTGATCTTTTCTATTTTCATTATTAACTCCAAGCACCAAAAAGAGCGCACCTTAACGATGCGCGCTTCTCGGGTTATATGGTCTACTTTGTCCTCATTGACAAAATATTTCAAAGGGCCTAGTAAGTAGCACCAAACTTACATCACAGGTCACTTTCTTTTTTTGTTTTTTTGCGGTGCTTTTTATAGCCGGGTCAGGAATCGAACCTACATTATACGGGTGAAAAGTCCGTTACTCTAACCGTTGAGTTACCCAGCAACCTACTATAAGGAGACAACCAAATGGCGCAGGTCCTTCCTACTTCATTGGATAATACTATAATACCACTCAATACAGCGCTTTTACTCCCTACTTTCTTTCAATTGTCTCCCAGAAATCTATACTCTAGCAATTCCCCTGCTTTATAAGCCTCTGCAAACTCTAATAATGCCCGATCCAGCAATCTATAGTATTCACTTTCCGAATATCCTAGGCTTGGATAAATAGCCTTGTCTTGTCTAAATCTCACTCTGCAATATCGCTCAATCAAAATCTGTGATAGATTGAGATCAGACAGCCGGTTAATAGCTGATGCCATAAGCTCCAGCTCTTGCTGGGCGCTTACCCGTCTAATCACCATCTGCTCAGTTTGTCGGCTTGGGGAACTTGGTGCGCTCTTTGGTTCCAGGGAGTAAGTAGCTGTTACTTTCGGGCTGTATTCCTCTCCAGCGATTCTTAACAGTACGCGGTAGTTCTTTAGGGTGTTATCTGCGTTCTCCTTTGTTTTGTTTTTTAACACTTCACCAAAAAGCATTTAATCCCACCCTTCCATTCTAGAAATTAAGTCCAGCGCTTCTAATTTACGTCTTAAACGACGCTCTCGCTTACGTTCTTCGTTTCGCTTATAATTATGATTATCTCTGTAGAATCGTTCCACCAGGTCCTCACTAGACCGTCCTGGACCTACTTTATCAAGTGACTCTTTCATACATTCGTAAAGCAGATCAGTTTCGACAAAACCTACAAACTTCGCGACGATTGCAGATGATGGCATTCTGTTTTGTTTCTTGTATTTTTCATAGCGCGCTCCGTCTTGGTAAGCATTGTGACTTTTCGCGACTTTAAAAAAATCATAGATAGAGTCAAATTCAGCTATCGCCTTGTCTGCTTCCTGGAAGAACTCTTTCTTCAAGTCCATCTTTTTCCCTCCGTCGATAAATCAAAAGTATTTCATCAGCCCAGCTTCTTTTCTCGTAAGAGGAATTTTCAAATTTTGTCGTCGAAGTAACGACAACATTCAGCACTTCACACGAAGTTTTATTAATAAAAATCTCCAACTTTTCAGCCGGGGATCTGGGATCTCCTAACCTACTTTCATTTTCAAACCTTATCGCTCTAATCATGTTATCCCCCCACGCCGTTCATATCGGCAATTTCTTGTAATTCTTGAGCCATACGTGAGTTATAATCGTTGTTCAATTTATTAATTATCACGTCTTGCATTGTGTTTTTTTCTTCGATTTTCTCAAGCTCGTCCTTTTGTGTTTGGATTGTTCGCTGTAGATCGCTATTGCTCGTTTCAAGCACTCGAACCCGTGCGTTTAGGTTGATACATACCACGAATAGGATGAAGAATACAAACGCGATATTCGCGCATACTAGCTTTGCATTATTCGTCATCGCTCGTCCTCCGAGATCAGATCTTTGTAAAATTGACCTATACTGCCAATTCTTGCATAGTCTCCGTTGCCAGTGAGAATATGTGTACAGCACCGATCTCCACCATCGTCAAGTACCAATTTTAAACACCGTTCACCGAATAAAGCATAATCTGTTACAGCAACAATTTTTGAGGTATTTACAATGAATTTAGTAAAAAACTTTTCAGGTTTTTCTAAACCTAGCATTAAAAATTTCATTATTTCTCCTTTCTGCTTTTAAAAGCTATCCCACCAGCCCAGATCAGACCAGATAGCCAGACCAGTGTGAATAGTAGGTATATAAAGTTTTGTAGGTCCATTAATACCCCCTCAAAGCTTCTCTCAATTTTCTATTTCCTTTTTTGGAAAAACCAAAACTGATCGTTATTTCCTTATTCTCTAAAGTGATACCATTGCCCGATAGTACACTAGCATCAATAACCCCTGCTTCCATAACCATACTATCTGGATCAAAATCTTCGACAGTTGGAGAAAGTATTGTCCATTTTTTATCATCAGCCGTTTTTATTTTCAAGCCTAAAAGACGGCCATTGTAATATCCACGATACTTCCTAATTAATCGTTTTCTTGTTTTATTCAATGACATTGTCTTGACTCCTTTGTAATTCTATTACGTTCTACTCTTAATTTGAAGCTAGTGTCATCACCGAAACATACTAGAGTTGTTTCTTCTTCCCACTGACTTTTTGTGTATGGGTATCTGTTTGGTCGTGTCATGTTTACTCCTCATTCATTTCTTTAAGGGTATCCCACATACCTTTACCAAGGTTTGTAATATTCTTCATGTACCGTTTCCTTATTGGGATACTCTTAAAATCCCACCATTCAGCACCATCATACTCATAGCGTTCAATCCACCAGTCTTCACCAACTAGCACAAGATCTTTTGCTACACGTTGAGCACCATAACCAGAATAATACTCTGTATCTCTTGCTACTGTTTCAAAATTCTTTTTTGTGATCTCAAAATCATCGCCTTGAATATATAAAACATCATCTAGTGTTTTACCATATTTTTCTAAAAACTCTACTGTTTCATCTAGTAAATTTGTACTCATTCTTCTACCTCCACGAACTCAATACTCTCGCAATCAAACACCCAGCCAAACCCGGCGCTTTCAAGTTCTTTCCGGGTGCAGTGTGTTCCTACAGCGGGTCCGTTTTCAGCATCAGCGAAATACCATTCAGCATCAATTGAATCATAATTGAGATAGCTAGTATCTTCTCTCAATCCTTTCATCTTCACCAAATACCGCTTCTCTTTCTCGATTGTGTAGCCAAATTGGTGCATATTGACTAGCGTTTGAAAGGCTTTATCGCTTTTATTAAACCCTTCCTTAAACTCACTAGGTTTTTGATCTTCCCAGTCACTAACGTAATCCCATAATTCATAGTCCAGATCACTTTTATGTTCTTCATACCAATCCGCAACAAACTGCGGGATTGTGACTTTCTGTGGTTCGTCTAGTTGTTCGATCATATCAATAAAGGCTTTCTTTCCCATTTGAACGATAGATACATATTCCATTTCTTCAAAATGTTTTATCAATTCCTGCTTATTCATTCTTTAAATCCTTTTTTTAAAATCAAGGGGGAATAATCCCCCTCACGTTAGTTTTCCTTTTTCTTCAAAGTAAATGCCAGCGTGGCTACTGAGATACCAAGTGCAACAAGTGACAATCCAAGGTCTGATCCAGTCGCAGGCAAGACTGCTGGTGCGCTGTACGCTTCGACTGTTTCTTCAGATTCGTTTTTCGCGTGGTTTTCGCTTGATTTTTCACGCGATTTTACGATCTTCACTTCTTCGACTTTCGGATCTTCGTTTGTTTTTGGCGCTGGTGTGTTTGGCTTGTCTTCTTTCGGCTGTGGTTTTGATTCGTCGCGTTTTGGATCTGGAATATCGATCACTAGTTCTGGCTTATCCAAAACAGGAGCGTCTGGAGGTGTCACCCCGCCTTTCCACTCTGGCTTATCAAGCTGTGGTGCGTCAAATGGTGTTGTACCGCCTTTCCACTCTGGTTTTTCTAATACCGGAGCAGGAGGCATAAGAGGAATATCGTTTAAATCGATAGATGGTTTCTCGTATTTCGGAGCGTCATTTGGAATTTCCCAAACTGGTTTGTTTTCACCAGAAGCATCACCACGACCACCTACCAACTGAACATAACTATGTGAAATAGCGCCATCAGTCTCAGCTTTAAGCTCAATCTTGTTAGTAGGGTTATGTGATTCTTTAACCGTGTTAGTCAACTTAGTCTTATACCACAAGTAGATCATACGATCTAATCTGTTCATTGTAATCTCAAACCCATGATCAGACTTAGCCATAGACTTGACAAGTTCCATAGCAGAACCTTTGTCAATCCAAGTATCAACTGAATCAACATAATTGATAACGAATGAATCATCAACCAATTTCTGATTATCAGACATTTCGTCGATAATCTTGACATAGTTAAGGGTTTTCCGTGCATAGTTCAACCGAACAGCCCAATTAATCACGGTTGGGTCATCTTTATCTTGAGAACCCCATTTAGAAATTAGTTCGTCTTTACCAATCACTTGCTCTTTACCAATATTCGCAGTCACAAGCGTGCCATTAAAGTTAGCTGTGACTGGTTTACCCGATTCAACCTTATCAGTCCAAGTCGCATCCATCTTAAGTGACATCTGCTTATTAAGTGGATGATCTTTAAAGTAGTTATTGAATACCGTAGTAACTGTGTTGGTTGCTGTGTCAGTAGTCGCCTTACCTACAACTTGTTTTTCTGGGTTGTACACATCAAAGTCAAAATTAGTCTGGAATTTTACTTCCTCTGGAAGTGTGAACGTTACTTTGTCCCCTTCGTTAATCGCGAGATCGTCTGGGAAGTGTACGTTCTTATATTCCACGCTAAAGGGTTGATACTTCCCTGTACCGTTTGACTGATCGACAACGACTTCCGGGTTTTTGACTTCGATCACATCTCCATTTTTGCTAAACTGCGTAGAATTTCCTCGTTGTTGGTTATCATCGCTCGTGCTTCCTGTATCCGTAACTCCGCTTTCAGTAGCTGGTTGTTGATCTGATCGCGTTGCTGTGTCATGATCGTTTTGAACGCTTGTGATTTGATTAGTTGTAACTGTGCTAGTCTGATCTCCTGCTCCAGTTGTTCCTTGTACTTCATCTGCTTTAACTCCTTGCGCTGTTGCTACTGCTGCCAATGCTGCTGTCGTAAAAATAATTTTCTTGTTCATTTCTATTTTCCTTTTCTATTTTTTATAAATCTTCTTCTTTTACAAAACTACCCTCGACCCAGCGACCTTTCCGGTCTTTGATCTCGTTGTAAGCAATCTCGAAGCAGTCCGCGAAATCATAGCCTAATTTATGCGCGATAGATTTTAAATGACTAATGATCCGGCACAAATTAAATTCACCAGTTGTGTTTACTTCGTTTTTGCGAGTAAACTGAAATTCACTCGCGTTCTCAATCATCAACTCAAAACAGTCTTCAATACTGTTCCTTTTTGATCTTGATGCCTTAATCAAAATATCAACCGGATCTAGTTTGATCATCATTGCCAGGCCTACGACAACCACGGCACAATCTCCGATGCTGTCCTTTGTGAGTTGCTCTTTTTGCTTGGCATACCCTGCGCATAACTCGCCCAATTCTTCAAATAGCTTGAGCGTTTGTTTAAATACATCTCCCTGCGTGATATCCCGATCCAAAAACCACTGCTTAGTTAGCTCGGTTAGTTCCTCGATTTTATCAATATCCATCTATCATATCCCCCTCGATTTCTTTTAATTTCTTGTCAATAGCTTTAATTTCCTTATGTAGCCATTCGCGATAATTCGCGCTGTAGTGATGCCCTCGCGTATTGCTAATTGTTTTAAGCTGTAGTTCCTCACTCAGCCGTTTCTCATAGATACGCTTAGACCGTAGTAGATTTTCCTTTTCCATGTCAAATACCTAAACGATGATTTTCTAAACCGTCTCTAAAACGGTACATTTCTTCAAAATATAGCCCGATCAAGATTGCGTCCGCTTCATCGTCCTTAACATCTTTATTAAATTTATCTGCCACGATGTCGATTGCTTGCTGTTTCAAAACCTGCCGGCCTTTGCCTTTAATCGCAAAGTGCTTTCTCCAAGTTCTAACATTGACGAAGTAGACACGGTCCGCAATGAGCCTGGAAATGATAATGCCCGTTGCGATTCCGATTTTAACCATCGTCTGCTGGTTGCCACCTCCGACATTGTTCTGCTCGATCACAATCTCTTTAAAGGGTTTGTTATACTTTAAAATCAACCGCGACTGAATGGCTTTCAGCTTATTCGCCATTTGTAAAGCCCGTTCTAAAAATGTACCTTTAGGGTTAACGACCCCACTTTCTAACAGGTCTGGGCCGTCATATACAGCCCAGCCTGTCGCGCTAGTGGAAGCGTCAAGCGATAATGTCAATTCTTTCATTCGCTACTCCAAACCACGCTTCAATAAACGGCTCAAAAAAAGCTTTTATTTCATCTTCTTCATCGTTTACTTCCAGCTCTTTTAAATCTGAGCCATCTTCCTCGGTAATTTCATACTCAGCTTTGATTTTAACCAGGCGACCACCTACTGCCTTAGCTAGATTTTCAATAGATTTGTCAGTTTTCTCATTTCCTTTTTCAAAAATCGAAGCAAAGCGAATGTCATCGGTTGTTTTAGCAGTGAATGTTAATGCTCTGTCATTGTTTTTATAATCAACCAAAAATCGGTTGTTGTTATCATTTGCGATTGCGTAGAATTCTTTTTGTTGTTTCATGTTATTTCTCCTTGTTTTACATTTTTAAAATGGCAAATCATCATCTGAGATATCCATCGGGTTTGCATTCATTGGTTCGTGCCGTCCAAAGTCTGGCTGGCTGTATCCTTGTGAGTGCCCAGCTTCACGGTCTTTCCGACTTTCCAAAAGCTGGAAGGTTTCTGCTACGACTTCAGTGACATAAACACGTTGACCTTGCTGGTTTTCGTAATTACGTGTT